CATGGTTATATTAAAAGGCAAAGCAACTTGGGCGAAGGTGTTTCAACCAGATACTAAGTTTAATCCTGAAGGAGTGTACTCAATTAATGTGTCCATCCCTGAAGAAGAAGCAGCACAAGTGTGTGAACAGTTTGATACAATACTCAGCGAGTATACAACCAAGCTAGTCAAGGAGAAGCCACAACTAAAAGCTTCCCTGTCCACACGTACCCCATACGAAACTGAGTATGATGAAGAGGGTAATCCAACTGGTGATATTCTCTTCAAGGTTAAGATGAAAGCTGGTGGTACTACACGTGATGGTAAGTCCTTCACACAAAAGCCAATGGTTGTTGATGCAAAGCGTACACCACTGGACAAGTCCACCCTGATTGGTAATGGTTCTATTGTAAAGGTTGCACTAGATGCCTCGCCATACTATATGCCATCAAACAAACAAGCAGGTGTTAGCCTACGCTTGAAGGGTGTGCAGGTGATTGACCTTGTTGAATATCAGGGTGCGTCCAATCTCTTTGATGAAGAGGATGGGTTTGTTACTCAGGCAGTAGCAAAGGATGATGCCTCTGATATCTTTGGTGATGCTGCTGATGCCGAAGGGGACTTTTGAGGAGAGGGTCATTGATGACCTGAACGTGCGTGATGTTCCATATATGTATGAGCCAGAGAAGTTGGCCTACTATGTGGAGCGTCACTACGTACCTGACTTAAAGCTTGGCACTATGTATGTAGAGTTGAAGGGATACTTCAGACAGGATGCACAACGAAAGATGAAGGCTGTCAAGGCACAGCATCCAGAGTTGGACATCAGGTTTGTATTCCAGAAGGCAGACGCTACTATACAGGGTGCTAAGAAAAGAAAGGATGGGTCAAAGATGACCTGCGCTGAGTGGGCAGAGCGTAATGGCTTTGTCTATAGTGAAGGAACTATACCTGAGGATTGGTTATGAGTATCGTAGATATTACAGAAGAGATTGTATCTGAGATTGATGTCCAAGCTGAGTTCAATAAGGATGGTCTGCGTATCTCTGTCTATGTAGATGAGGCAGAGGTAGTTGAACACGTAGACTATGATGACATGGCATACATGATGATACAGGATGAGGACAAGTACCCACCTGAAGTAATGAGGTGGATACGTAGAGGACTAGCGACTATGCTAGACATACTAGAAGAGGCAGAGGATAATCAAGTAGATGATTGAGGATGGTGAGTTTATCAGGCATGAAGCCTGTCCTCACTGTGGCAGTAGCGATGCCAACGCTTTGTATAGCACTGGTAAACGCTACTGCTTCTCTTGTCAGACACTAACACCACCAGATACAACTGAGGAAGTGATGGCAAAGTTAGAGACACACGATACTATATTCCTAGATGTAGAGTACAGGGATTTACCCAAGCGTGGTATCACGCAGAAGACCTGTGAGTTTTGGGGGTATGGTGTTGCTGACTATAGAGGACAGAAGGTTCAGGTTGCTAATTATAGGAACAGAGGAAGAGAACTAAAGGCACAGAAGATACGCTTTGTTAATAAGGACTTCTCTGTTATAGGAAATCTTAAGGATGTCTCACTGTTTGGTGAGCATCTATGGCGTGATGGTCATGGTGGTAGGTTCATTACCATAGTTGAGGGTGAACTAGATGCACTATCTCTATCGCAAGTACAAGACCACAAGTGGCCTGTCGTTTCACTACCTTCTGGCAGTACCTCTGCTAAGAAAGCAGTAGGTAAAGCTATTGAATGGCTATCCAAATACGAGTATGTTATACTCATGTTTGATATGGATGAGGCAGGGCAGAAGGCAGCTAAAGAATGTGCTTCTGTACTACCACCTAACAAATGTAAGATAGCATCTCTACCACTTAAAGATGCTAATGAAATGTTACAGGCAGGTAGAGTTAAGGAACTCATTGATGCTGTATGGGAAGCTAGAACTTATCGTCCCGATGGTATCGTAGCTGGTACTGATACGTGGGATATCATTACTGAAGATGACAGCAGAGACTCTGTTCCATACCCATACATAGGTATGCAAGAGAAGACAGGTGGCTGTCGCATGGGTGAGATAACCACAGTAACTGCTGGCTCTGGCATTGGTAAGTCACAACTCGCACGTGAGTTTGCACATAACCTTATCAGGCATGGTAAGACACTGGGTTACATTGCTCTTGAGGAGAGCGTGAAGCGTACTGCCTTAGGCTTGATGTCCATTGAGATGAACAAGCCTCTACATCTACAGTCTAATGACGTACCTGAAGAGGAGATGAGAAATGCTTTCAATGCTACACTTGGAACTGGTAGAGTATATCTTTATGACCATTGGGGTTCTACTGATAGCGATAATCTACTTGACAAGATAAGATACTTAGTGCATGGTTGTGGATGTGAGTACATTATCCTTGACCACATTAGTATCGTAGTCAGTGGTCTTGAGGGTGGAGATGAGAGGAGACTAATTGATAATACAATGACACGACTACGTGCCTTAGTTGAGGAACTTAACTGTGGTATGATACTTGTGTCACACTTGAAGCGTCCCTCTGGTGACAGAGGACATGAGGATGGCGCACAAACTAGCTTGTCACAATTACGTGGGTCAGCAGCAATAGGACAGTTATCAGATATGGTGATTGGATTAGAGCGTGACCAACAGGACAAGGACAATCCTCACATCAGCCACGTTAGAGTTCTGAAGAACAGGTGGTCTGGTGAGACAGGACTATGTTGTTCACTGTTATACAGTTCAGATACTGGACGTATGACTGAGACAATCTTTGATGAAGATGAGGATGACATAGAATTTTAACTAGCTACTGCGGAGACAGAGCATGAAACTTATATTTGATATTGAAGCAGATAATCTTTTGGATGATGTAACACAGGTGTGGTGCATTGTAACAAGAGATGTAGATACTAACGAAGTGTACGCCTTTGACCCCACTTGTATTGAGGATGGGTTGATTCATCTAGCCAGTGCTGAGATGTTGATAGGTCATAACATTATTGATTATGACTTAGCAGTATTGAAAAAGCTGTATGGTTTTGAGTTGGAAGATGGACAACAGATTCTTGACACTTTGGTATACTCTAGGACAATCTGGCCTGACATAAAGGAATTAGACTTTAAGTTGGTCAGTAAGATTAACTTCCCTCAGAAGCTGGTAGGTAGTCATAGCCTGAAGGCTTGGGGATACAGACTAGGAGAATTAAAAGGTGATTTCGGTAGTGATAATCAGGACTTTGGAACTTACACCACAGAGATGTTACAGTACTGTGTCCAAGACACGAAGGTTACATCTGAGTTATATCAAAAAATTCTGGCAAAAAATTTTAGCCAAGATGCCCTTGACTTAGAGACAGAATTACATACTCTGTTGTTGGAGCAACAGGAATATGGATTCCCCTTTGATGCAGCTACTGCACAGAAACTGTACGCAGAACTGGCGCAGCGTAGACAGGACATTGAACAGGAATTACAGGATACCTTTGAGCCTACGATTGTAGAACTCAAGACTAAGACTAAGACTATTCCATTCAATCCAGCATCACGTCAGCAGATAGCAGATAGACTGATGAAGAGAGGGTGGAAGCCTGAGGCTTTTACAAATACAGGAGAGCCTAAGGTAGACGAGAATATACTAGCTAACATAGATATGCCTGAGGCACAGTTACTCAATGAGTACCTCTTACTAAATAAGCGTATTGGTCAGATAGCTACAGGCAAACAGGCTTGGCTCAAGATGGAGAAGGAAGGAAGACTTCATGGAAGAGTTAATCACATGGGTGCTGTCACTTCGCGCTGTACGCACAGCAACCCAAACATGGCTCAAGTTCCTAGCGTGGGTGCGCCATTTGGTGAGGAGTGTAGGTCTCTGTTTCATGCACCCTCAGGTTATTCCCTCTTGGGTGCTGATGCTAGTGGGTTGGAGTTGCGCTGCCTTGCTCATTACATGGCTGCTTACGATGATGGGTCTTACTCACATGAGGTAGTTAGTGGTGATGTGCATACCACAAACCAAGAAGCTGCTGGTCTACCCACACGTTCCAACGCAAAGACATTCATATATGGATTTTTGTATGGCGCAGGTGATGAGAAGATTGGTAAGATTATTGGTAAGGGAGCAAAGGAAGGTAAGCGTATTAAGAACAAGTTTCTTAAACAACTACCTGCCCTGAAGTATCTTAAGGATGCTGTATCTTCAGCAGCCGATGAGCGTGGTTGGATTAAAGGATTGGATGGACGTATCATTCCTATCCGACACAGCCATGCTGCACTGAACACTTTACTACAGAGTGCTGGTGCTATAATCTGTAAGACATGGTACGTGTACATATCACGTGCTATCAAGGAAGCAAACTTGGACGCACAGATTGTAGCGTTCATTCACGATGAGGTACAGTTAGTAGTAAAGGAAGGTCAAGAAGATGAAACAGGCAGACTTATTCAACAGTGTATGCGAGATGTCCAACAACACTTCAACTTCAGATGTCAGCTTGACAGCGAGTACAAGTATGGAAGAAACTGGGCAGACACCCACTAATACCTGTAGGGATTGTGACACAGAACTAAATGATGATAACTGGTCACCATCTTTTAAAAAGAATAACAACAAAACTTGTAAGGATTGTTATAATAAAAGACATAATGCTAATAACAATAAGGATAATAATCCAGAAAGAATGTTTGTTAATGGTAAGTACATACCAAAGTCTCATCCACTATACAAGGCAGGTAACTACAAGTCTTTTGATGAGGCAGCTTTCTCTGGTCTTCAGAACTACACACGTAGTAAAGAAGGACAGGTGTACATCATTACTAACTCAGCATGGCCTGAGTGGGTAAAGATAGGTATGGCTGTTGATGCAGAAGACAGGTGTAATGGTTACCAAACTAGCAGCCCATTCAGAGACTACAAAGTTATGTATGCTGTCAATACAAAAGACAGACGTAAGGCAGAAGCGTTAGCCCACAAAGCTGCTGAGAAAGTAGCAGAGCGTAGAGGTGAATGGTTCAAGATGTCAGTGGGTCAGGCGAAGGAGTGCATACAGCATGGACTTTGATTTCTTATGGAAGATGATACTAACTTGCTGCTTCATGGGTGTGACTGTCTGCCTCTGTATCAAATGGATAATGGAAGCTTACCTTGACTACGTACAAGTAATGACAGGTATTAAAGTAGTTACACTACAGCAACTAAAAGAAATGCAACAACAACAATCAGGACAGGAGTTTGACGATGACCCTTTTGCTCATTGATGGTGACATCATTGCATACAAGGCAGCAGCATCAGCAGAGACCCCTATTAATTGGGGAGATGGTTTATGGACACTGCACTGCTTTGAACAGGACGTAGCGTTACGTGTAGAGGAACAGATAGAGAAGCTTCTAGCAGAAGCACCAGTAAGCGATTGTGTTATTGCCCTATCTGATAAAGATAACTATCGTAAGAGGGTAGCATCGTACTACAAAGCTAATCGTTCTAACGTGCGTAAGCCTATGCTACTAAGTTATGCAAAAGAATATATGCACCAACACTACAATACAATTATATATAAAGGATTAGAGGCTGATGATGTCTTGGGGATATTGGGTACTGCGAATACAGATACTATTATCTGGTCTGAAGATAAGGACTTACATACTATACCAGCAAAGCATTGGATTGATGGTGACGTGGTTGAAATCAGTGAAGAAGAAGCTGACTATAACTTCCTTACTCAAACACTTGTTGGTGATGCTACTGATAACTACAAAGGTTGCCCTAGCGTTGGTTATAAAACTGCTGAGAAAATTCTTGAGTTTGGTGATGGATGGGGAGCAGTGGTTAGAGCGTTTATTAGTAAAGGTCTCTCAGAAGAAGTAGCCTTAGAGAACGCACGACTAGCACGTATCCTACGCAATGGTGAATACGATACAGATACAGGAGAGGTAAAGCTATGGACACCAGCATGATTGATTTAGATAGACCAACTGCACCTAACTATGATATGGTTAATAGCCCACCTCACTATGCTGATGGTAACATTGAGACCATTGACTACATCGTTGATGTGCTGGGTGAGTACGATGCTATCCACTACTGTCATGGTAACGTGATTAAGTATACAGGCTCACGTCTATGGAATAAAGACAAGCCTATTGAGGATGCCAAGAAAGCTGTATGGTATCTTAACAAGATGATTGAGTTAATGGAAAAGACTAAAGGGAAGAACTGGTAATGAAAGCGAATGAAGTAACATTTAGAGTAGATAGATATAACATGGATGGGGAGATTGATGGGTACACAGAACACGTGTTCCAGACAGAGGGTTGTCTTCAAGACATGGTAGACAACTTCAAGGACTTCCTTGTAGCCATGACCTTTACCTATGTTGAACAAGTAGTTGCTATTAAGGATGATGGCAATGAGACAGCTTCGGAGCGATAGAACAGATGATTAACTTTTATGATTACCAGATGAAAGCTATTACTACAGCAGTGTATCCCAAAACGTACAACATCTCATACCCAGCACTAGGACTAGCTGAAGAAGCTGGTGAGGTAGCAGGTAAGATTGCTAAGATGATGCGTGATGGTATCCAACTTACAGACCAGCGAGAGAAGATTGAAGCTGAGATGGGTGACGTACTCTGGATGTTAGCAGCACTAGCACATGACTGTGGTACTTCCCTTCAGGTTATTGCTGAGAAGAACTTAGAGAAACTAAAGGCTAGGCAACAGGCAGGTACACTGCATGGTGAGGGGGATAATAGATAATGGATAGCTATCAATCATACATCCATGCTAGTCGCTACGCTCGTTGGCTAGAAGATAAAGAACGAAGAGAGACATGGGACGAGACTGTTGACAGGTGGTGGAACTTTATGACAGGTAAGTTTCCTGTACTGAAGAAACGACAGGATGTTAAAGATGCTATCTATCAACTAGATGTCGTTCCATCTATGCGTACTATTATGACTGCTGGTGAAGCATTGGAGAGAAATCATGTGGCTGCTTATAACTGTAGCTTTCTTGCTGTTGATGACCCTAAAGCGTTTGACGAGGCGTTACTTGTCCTGATGTGTGGTACTGGTGTAGGCTTCTCTGTTGAGCGTCAGTTCATCAGCAAGCTACCTGAGATACCACAAGAGTTAGTAGAGACAGATGAAGTAGTAGTGGTAGGTGACAGCAAAGAGGGCTGGGCTAAAGCACTACGTAAAGTTATCTCTCGCCTGTATGCTGGTGAGATACCTAAGTGGGATGTATCTAAGGTACGTCCATCTGGTGCTAGGCTTAAGACCTTTGGGGGTAGAGCATCAGGTGCTGAACCACTAGAGAACTTGTTTAAGTTTGCTATCAATACATTTACCAAAGCTGCTGGACGTAAGCTGAACAGCCTTGAGTGCCATGACCTTATGTGTCAGGTAGCAGCAGCAGTAGTGGTAGGTGGTGTACGTAGGTCAGCAATGATTAGTCTGTCCAACCTGAGTGATGACAGGATGCGCCATGCTAAGATGGGTAACTGGTGGAATGACCAAGTTAATCGTAGCTATGCTAACAACTCCATCTCCTTTACTGAACGCCCTGACATGGGTAGCTTCCTACGTGAGTGGACTGCTGTGTATGAGAGCAAGTCAGGTGAGCGTGGTATCTTTAATCGTGAAGCAGCCAAGCAAAAGGCTGTAGCTATCGGACGTGAGCCTCGTGATGACTTTGGTACTAACCCATGTGGTGAGATTAGCCTACGCAGTAAGCAGTTCTGTAACCTGTCTGAAGTTATCATTCGTGAGACAGATGGAGTAGGTGACTTGAAGCGTAAGGTAGAGATTGCTACTATCATTGGTACAATACAGTCAGCACTGGTAGACTTTAAGTATCTGTCACCACAGTGGAAGAAGAACTCTGAGGAAGAACGTCTGCTTGGTGTATCTCTTACAGGTATCTTTGACCACAAGATTATGTCAGGTCAGGGAGAGTATGAGAAGTCTGTACTAGGTGGAACACTTGAGCAACTACGTGAGGTTACACGTGAGGTAAACAAGGAGTGGGCTAAGAAGCTGGGCATACCAGAATCAAAGGCTATCACTACAGTTAAGCCATCAGGTACAGTATCACAACTAGTTAATAGTGGTAGTGGTATCCATCCTCGCTATGCTCATTACTACATTCGTAGAGTACGTGCAGATGTTAAAGACCCTCTGGCTACATGGATGCAAGAGCAGGGTGTACCATGTGAGGTTGATGTGTACAATCCACAGAACGTAGTGTTCAGCTTCCCTATGGCATCTGCCGATAACAGCCTGACACGCCATGATATCTCAGCACTAGAGCATCTTGAACTATGGCTGACATATCGTAAGCACTGGACTGACCACAATCCATCAGTAACTATCTATGTTGGTGAGGATGAATGGGCTGAAGTAGGTGCATGGGTATGGAAACATTGGGATGAGGTGTGTGGTGTATCGTTCCTACCTCGTGAGGATGACAGCCATACATACGCACAAGCCCCATACGAGGAGATAACACAGGAAGAGTATGATAATCTTATCATTAATATGCCTAAGTTAGACTTCTCTCAGTACGCAGAAGCCCTTGATAATACCACATCTTCTCAAGAATTAGCCTGTACTGCTGGCATCTGTGAAATCTAAAGTTACATTATTAGCGAAAGTTTGTTTATTATGAAAGTATTAGGTAACGATTTTAATATAACAGATGGATTACTAAACCATCTAACCTCAATCTATCCCAACAAACTACCGCTTGAACAGATTACTCCTGAGGATTTAGCTTTCCTCAGGGGTCAACAGTCTGTAATAAGTAAACTAAAAGAATTACAAAACCAAGATTTTGAGGAAGATTGATATGGGTGGATTAATGGGAGGCCGCGCACCTGCGCCTCTACCTACCCCTGCTCGTCCTGTAACTGCTGTAACCAAGACACCTGAGTTGGAACTTGATGATACAGATGTTAAGACAGAGTTAGGACAAGGTAAGAAAAGAAATAAGAAAGCACTACGTACAGACATTACAACGCAACAAGCTGGACAAGTACCTATGGCTGGTGCTGGCCTACAGATACCTAAGGGGCAATAGTATGGGTGGATTTACTAAGAAAGCACCTGTTCCAGTAGCCCCAGCTATGGCTGCTAAACAGGTCACTGGTGCTGCCAAACAGGTAGATGAAGAAGCCCCAACCACTATGGAAACAGCAGGTGAAAGTCTACAACAACGTAGAGGCAAGCGTAAACTGCGTACACCAGTAACACAGACAGCAGGTACTAATGTAGGTGGTGAGGGTTCATCAGGACTACAGATTCCGAAGGGATAAGTAAATGGAACAAGACGTAGGAACTCTAGCTAAACGCTACAGCCAACTAGAGGCTGAACGAGATACGTTCCTTGAGAGAGGACGTGAAGCAGCAAAGCTAACAATCCCTACTCTTCTGCCAGATGAAGGACACAGCAGCACCACTAGGTATGCTACACCGTATCAGGGCATAGGGGCAAGGGGTGTTAATAACCTAGCATCCAAATTGTTACTTGCTCTACTACCACCAAACAGTCCTTTCTTCAGGCTGACCATTGATGATTTTGATTTACAAGCTATTGCTGGTGACAATCGTGGTCAAGTAGAGGAAGGCTTGGCACGTATTGAACGTGCAGCAATGCAAGAGATTGAGAGTAAGTCTATACGTGTACCTGTATTTGAGGCATTGAAGCTGCTTATCGTAACTGGTAATGCGCTAGTATATATGCCTAAAGATGGTGGCATGAAGGTGTATAGACCAGACAGGTACTGTGTTAAACGTGATGCAATGGGTAATCTACTAGAGATTATTACTAAGGAAAGTATCGCACCACTGATGTTACCTGATGAAGTCAAGGCGATGATACCGCCAAGTGATACACCAGTAAAGAATTACGATTTATTTACGTGTCTAAAGACTACAGATAAAGGCTTCAGTACCTACCAAGAGGTAGCTGGTATTGAAGTTCCTAATTCACGTGGTACATTTAAGAAAGAAACTAACCCATTCATTCCATTACGTTTTATTCGTATTGATGGTGAGGATTATGGACGTGGTTTCATTGAAGAATACATGGGAGACCTGCGTAGCCTAGAGGCTTTGACACAGGCAATCGTACAGGGTAGTGCTGCTTCTTCTAAAGTACTATTCATGGTACGTCCTAATGGTACTACTAAGTCTAAGGACTTATCTAAAGCACCTAATGGTGCGTTTGTAAATGGTGATGCTAACGATGTCTCCACTCTGCAAGTGCAGAAGTCAGGTGATTTCAGAGTAGCACTAGAAACTATGCGTATGATTAACGACAGACTGGCTGCTGCCTTTCTGTTAAACTCTTCAGTACAACGAGCAGCAGAACGTGTGACTGCTGAAGAAGTACGCTTCATGGCACAGGAATTAGAGACTGCTATCGGTGGTATATATTCAATACTATCGCAAGAGTTTCAGATGCCACTGATTAACCTGCTATTAGATACATTACAGAAGCAGGGCAAGATGCCTAAGATGCCTAAGGACAGTGTGAAACCTACTGTCGTTACAGGTATTGAAGCACTTGGACGAGGACAAGACTTAAATAAACTTGCAACATTCTTGCAGTACTTACAGCCACTAGGCGCAGAAGTGATTGCTAGTGAGATGAACTTAGGTGATTACATAGATAGACTAGCAGCCTCTCTAGGTATTGATACATCTGGTTTGATTAAATCTCCAGAGCAGAAGCAGCAAGAGATGATGCAGCAACAGATGATGATGCAACAACAAATGGAACAACAGGCAGCTATGGGTGCATTGCAGAGTGCAGCACCACAGTTAGCTAAAGGAGCAATGGAAGCGGAGTAATAAATGGCAGAAGCTATTAACACTTATCAAGAACCTGAAGCCGAATCTCAAGAACACGTCAACGCTATGCTTGAGAAAGTAGAGGGTAGTCAACAAGACCCTGAACGTCCTGAGTGGCTACCTCAAAAGTTTAAGTCTGCTGAAGATATGGCTAAAGCTTATTCTGAATTAGAGAGTAAGCTAGGCCAACCTCAACAGCAGAAGCCTGAAGAACAAGCAGAAGTTACAGGAGAGGAGAACGCCTCTGAAGTAGCTGAACTCTTGGACAACAAGGGCTTAGACTTTGATGTATTCCAACAAGAGTACAACGAAACTGGTGGACTATCTGAGGATGCTTATGAAGCACTACAGGAAGCTGGCTTCTCTCGCTCCCTAGTAGACACGTGGATACAGGGACAGGATGCTCTTGCGTCACAGATTACTGGTCAGATGTATGACGTAGTAGGTGGACAAGAAGAATACACACAAATGGTTTCATGGGCAGCAGATACACTCCCTGAGAGTGAGATTGATGCCTTTAATGCTACAATGGAAACGCAAGACCCTAACATGATTAGACTTGCAATACAAGGTCTTAACGCACGTTATCGTTCAGAGGCAGAACCAAATCTACTGCAAGGTGGTAGTGGTGCTGTATCCTCTGGTGGGCGTTTTGAAAGTAATGCGGAACTCACTGCTGCTATGAGTGACCCTAGATACAGCAAAGACCCTGCCTACAGGCAACAGGTAGCTGATAAGCTTGCTCGTTCTAGCCTGTTCTAATTGTTGCATGGGAGTAGGGGGTTCGTCCCCCTCTCCTTATAAGTACATCTACGTGGTGTATTTATAAGGGGCTATCCCCTATCTCAAAGTTACTAGGTACGACTAACCCTGACCCCTTGCGAGGGACAATCTGCTGGAGAAAGTTCAGTAAATTTGAGGCACAAACTTTAACTTTAATTTATGAGGTGATACTATGGCTATCCAAGCCGCATCTAACCCTGCTTACACTGTAAGCTTTCAGGGTCAGAATAACCTCTCAGGTGACGTTCGTGACCTCTTCCTTAAGCTGTATGCTGGGGAAGTCCTGACCGCCTTTGAGGAAAAGAAAGTCCTTATGGACAAGGTACGCACTCGTACCATTAGCAAAGGTAAATCAGCATCGTTCCCAATGACAGGACGTGCATCTGCTGAGTACCTAACTCCCGGAAATGAAATCACTGGTGGCGCAATCCGCGCAGGTGAACGCATTGTCACTATTGATGACTTGCTGGTATCTGCACAGTTTATTGCTAACATTGATGAAGCAATCAACCACTACGATGTACGCAGCATCTACTCTAAAGAAGCTGGTATTGCGTTGGCTAACGAAGCTGACCGTAACGTAGCACGTATGCTGGTTAAGGCTGCTCTGTCAACTAACGCTACTGCTGCTGCTGGTCTCGTTCAGGACTATAAGTCTTTCACTGAAGAAGACTTCACTAACAACGTGGACATTGGTACTGCTGCTGCCGATGCACTAGACCCAGCTAAGATTGCTAAAGCTATCTTTGACGCACGTAAAGAGATGGAAGTAAAGAACGTACCTACTGATGGTGCTACTGTTGTTCTTGCTCCTGACCAGTACTATGCGCTGCTGGATGTTACCGATGGTAGCAAGCTTGTATACATGAACCGCGACTTCGGTGGCGTAGGTTCAGTAGCAGGTGCTACAGTACCATCAATCGCAGGTATGCCTGTAATTATGTCTAACCACGCTAATGTATCTAACCTGTATGTGAACTTCACTACTGGCGATGCTGACGAAGGTAAGACTTCTGACAATGCTCCACTGGCAAACACTGCTGGTTCAGGTCGCACAACTCACTATGACTTGCCTACTGCTGCTGTAGATGGGCGTGACATGGTAGCTGAAGCTTCTAAGTTCAAGGGCTTTGTGTTCACTCCTGACGCTGTTGCTACTGTCAAGCTTCTTGACTTGGGCATGGAATCTGAGTACCAGATTAATCGTCAAGGCACACTGATGGTTGCAAAGTACGCAATGGGGCATAACGTCCTGCGTCCAGCAGCCTGTATCGGTCTGTCTGAAGCCTAATTAACAGAGGGGAGAGGTTACTAGTGCCTCTCTCCTTTTTTGTTTGGAGTAAGACATGGGAATAGAACACGCAGGTGAGACATTCAAAGGTATGAAGATACCTAAGAGAACGCCTAGTCATCCTACCAAGTCTCATGCTGTCCTAGTAGGCTCAAGAGATGACCCAAGAATAATTAGGTTTGGTGAACAGGGTGCTAAGACCAACCAAAACGCTAAACAACGTGCATCATTCAAGGCTAGACATCGTAAGAATATAGCAAAGGGTGAGAGTAGCGCAGCGTACTGGGCTAACAAAGTAAAGTGGTGATAAGATGGCAACAACAACCCAACTAGATGCAGTAAATACTATGCTCTCTGCGATAGGTGAAGCACCTGTCAACAGCCTTTCCTCTGGTTTGGTTGAGGCCGAAATAGCAGAGACTATACTTAACACTGTAGACAGAGAAGTGCAGTCAATGGGCTGGCACTTTAACACAGAATTAAATAAATCATACGCTCAGAACTCTAGTGGTGAGATAGTACTAGGTACTGATATCCTACGTGCAGACGCTACATTAGAGGCAAACAGCCCTGACTTAGTTCAGCGTGGCTTAAAGATGTATGACAGAAAGAAC